CGGGTCGGCCTGATCCGCCAGGAACTCGATCAGGCCAGCGGCCGCACTTTCGATGCGGTAGTCGGTCCCTTCCACCAGCGGTACGGCATTGGCCTCCAGCACCACGTCGCTGACGAAGTTGTTATCCAGGCGAATTACTTCACCGGCCACAATGCTGGTCGGCAGCGCTTCGTCCGTCACGGTGTCGGTGGGCAGATCGACCTGTTCGCCGTAAAAGCCCAGCGCCAGGTTCTCCGGTGTCCAATCGGTCAGGGTCATATTGACCGTGGCAGTTTTGCCCAGGTCCAGATCACCAATCTGGTTGCGGTTACCGCTGTAGCTTTCCATCATGGTGGCGTTTTCGGTGCTCATTTGCAGCTGCAAAGTGGGCGCGTTGCCCACCCACACCTGCTTCTCAAACTTGCCAGCGCTGGTGCGGGTGGCCAGCCAAATCTTGCCCTGGAATGAAAATAACATGGCGTCGCCCTCGTGTCGGTGCTTGCTCTAAGTGTCGTTCGGTTTCGGTGGTGGGCCGATCAGTCGGCGGGCCCGGCCACCTTTTTACGGTCAATCAGCCATTGCTTCTGGCGCGGCGTCACGCGGATCTTGTCGCCCTTTTTCTTGGGCTCACCGCCATGGGTGTGCCGGTCGATCAGGGTCACTTCCTCGCGCTCAACGGGTTTTGCGGTGGCTTTCTTTTGGGTGGTCATCAGGCCGCTCCTATAAAGTGTTGGGTTTGGAACACATCACCCCACAGCAGGGTGTTGTCGTCGTAGTCGATCACATCGCCCCCGGCCCACTTCATGGGGCGCGCCCCTTGCTCGGGTGGGGTCCAGCCAATCAGCGCATTGCGCACGCCATTCAAAATCGGGTTCAGGGCGTCTTTCAGTTCGCCCCCGGTCACATCCCGGTAGTTGCGCACGGCCACCACCACACCCAGGGTCACAATGGCTCGCTGGCGTCCGCCGCGCGGCTCCTGGTTGTCCG